CACCAATCGTTGTAATCGCAACGTTATCTAACCGTAATCGTAAGACAGGGACCGTCGTTCAGACATACATACTTTGTCGGGACATCAACCCTCTCGAAGCCAGTAAGAATGGTTCAGACGCTGCAATATGTGGCGACTGTGTCATGCGAGGCGAGGTCACTACCGATCCGAATCGTAAGATTGCAAAGGATCGTAAGTGCTACGTCAACCTTGGTCAGGGGGTTCTAATCGTTTGGAGAGCATTCCAACGTGGCGTATATCCTGACGCTACCAATCTAACTGACAGAGTTGGACTTGGTATCAGACGCTTCGTAAGAGTTGGTACTTACGGAGATCCAGCAGCTGCACCGCCTCACGTTTGGGATCAGCTGTTGTCAGAATGTGATCACTGGACAGCATACAGTCATCAGTCAGGTTGGCGACCCGACATCGCAATGCAGTCTGCTGATACTTACGAACAAGCTCAAGATCACTGGGCCAATGGTAATCGTACCTTCAGAGTTGTATCGGACGTCGAAGACATTGACTTCAAGTTCGAGGCAATCTGTCCTGCATCAAAGGAAGCGGGACATCGCGTTCAGTGCACAGCATGTAAGCTTTGCGCTGGATTCAAACAGGCTAAGTCAATTGCAATTGTCGAGCACTAAGGAAAGGGGCTTCGGTCCCTTTTCTACTACTATCATAAATAGTGTGCCGCTAAACGCGGTCACTTGCGCGGCGTACCCGCGCCAAGAAAATAGAGTCCTCGTTCCTCGGACACAGTTTTATGGATCTCGGCTCCTCGTTCCTCGTCGCCTCGAACCGGGAATTTCGGCGCGTGGGGCCGCAGGGCCGCAGAGCCTCGATCACTGGGCCTCGGACCCTGATAATATATCAGCCGCGTGGGGCCGCAGAGCCTCGAACATCGAACCTAGATCCTCGAACCGTTGGCCCACGGTGCTACTGAGACCTTTTTCTAGCAAATCAGGCCCTTGGCACCCTTCAAACAAATGTATGTGCCTCGTTGAGAGGTGCTTGACCAAGAAAAAGGATGCACCTCCTCGAGCATAATACGCCATATGCCACGCTATTTGATGTGGAGAAATTTTTATTGCATTGTTTTTCACTGTTTTTAGTTCGATCCATAAAGGTATGTGATCCCATATCATATGGATATCAGGAACACCGCCTCCGTGCTTGTTCTCAATCCTCGTTGCGAAGCACTTCTTCGGCAAGTTCTGCCGTATTGTGTTCCAAAAGTTCGCCTCTGGTCCCTTGCTCATTTGGTGTGATATCCTTGTATTCTGCCTCAAGTTGGAATGCTTGTGGGTATTGTTTTCTCAGTGCATCGAGCCGCGCCACAATCTGGTCTCTGGTCATCTGGTCAACGGTGTTGATGTTCTCGCGTCTATCGATGGTCAATCCACCCAATGCAGATCTTATTTTCTCTGCGTTGATAGCCGCTGAAAAATGCCCGGCCTCTTCTGCCCCTCGAGATAATTGATGCAGTCTCTCGAGTTGACCAATTGTGGTCACTCCATATCTCCGTTCTCTTTCCTGTCGAAGCTCTTCGATGTGCTCGACAACATGTGGATAGTCTCGACCATTCAACAAAACGGATGCTCTTTCGTTTGCCAGTTCTGGTGAGTACCCTGCCTGTCTCGCACTTTCGGCATTCGAATAGATGCCCTCGACAATGTGCCTTGCGAAAGTCATCTGCCTGTTTGTCAACTTTCGCTCGTGTTTTTCTTCAATATCTTTTTTGGTCACTGCATTAGTTCTCCTAATGGTATTTACCGTATTAATACCGTATTAATTTCTGTTGTCTATATTACGTTTTTTACACCCAACACCCACTTTTTTTCATTTTCAAAAATCGACTCAGGGCATATTGCAGGATTTAATACACCTGTAACGTATTATAATACGCTCATAATACGGTTGGGATATGGGTGTTAAGTCTCTGTATACAAACAGTTTATCGTTCCATAATACGTTTAATACGCTGTTTCGACGTTTTTCAAAAACTTTTTTTATGTAAAGGGGGGGTCAAAAAGTATTATATGAAAGTTTTTTTATTTATTTTATCAAATCAACTTGACAAACCTTTGACAAGTCCCCATATGTGTAAAACGCAAGAGGAGAATTTTAAAAAATGTTAGTAGTAGATTGTTTGGAAGAGGGGACCATGGTCCTAGATTGGAACCCCGAGAAGTACAAGACCAAGGCAGGTGCTGCCAAAGGTTTGTACAAGGCACTGCGTAAGTGGTGCAAGGACGTAGGTATGACGCCCGACATCGAGGTTCGTATCGACAGCCCAGAGCAGAACGAGGCTCGAGGTTACGGTAGGTTTTGGCGTGTTGGTTTTGAGGCAGGGCCATACCAGTGGGGCATACATGCGTCATTGCAGATGCCTCATTGTAAGTGGGGCTTTTGTGAGCCGTACTATAGTTTTGATTTACAGTTTGTAGAGTAGGGGGAAGTAATGAGATTATACTATGATCAAAAAGGTGGTTGGGCAGGGACTCAATCGGATGCCAAGAAAGCTTTTGGCAAAGACTGGTGGGAGATCGATGTTCCTACTTCAAAGGCCGAGCTTCTTGAGTTTTTAGACAGGCACAATTGTTTGCGAGATCCAAACCTCGAGCACAAGTCGGATGAAGAGCAATACTGGGACAAGCTTGAGACTGACGTAAAGTCTCACCCTCAGTCATGCAGTGCCAACCATGAGTATCGAGATCCGAATGCCTATGATGTTCGGGATGTGGTCTTGAATTGTGACCGCAAGCATTTGGGTTCAGCACTGGGCGCGATTATCAGTCGGTTACATGATGAATTGGGGGACGTGTAATGGATAAGAAACTTTATAATGTGTCGCGTATGTACACGGTCACTCGAGTAGCCGAGGTGTTGGCTTCTGATGAAGTCGAGGCCGAGCGTCTTGCTCGAGAGAACGATGGTGATTTGTTCTGGAAGGAATACGATGGTGATTACATCGAGGATGTAGATTTTAATGTGGAGGAGTGGGAATAATGCAAGAGTATCATTTTTGGTTGGAAAGTGATTATGGTGCCTCGTTCGGTATGATCGAGGCCCAGAATGAGGGAGAGTTCTACAGAATTCTCAAGGAAGATTACAAACAAGACATTGGTGCGGACGGTGCGTTTGACTGCCCGATTACTGGTGATGAAAAATTTTTAGATTGGGGGGTGTAATGCCAAATCATTGTTATCAAACTGTTACTTTAAAATCCCACAACGGATTAAGTTCTGGTCAGCCTGACATAATTCGATGTTTAAATCGGGAGCTATCGGATCGAAAGAGAGAACGGTTCTGTGATGTTGTGTCACCGATGCCACTTCGAACATACTTGTTGCCCGAGGTGGACGAGACTGAGAAGTATGGCTTCAAGGCAACGACCCCTGCTTGGTACAACTGGCGTCTCAAAAACTGGGGCACCAAGTGGGACGTGTGCGAGGTCATCATGATCGAGGACAACTTACGTTTTGAGGATGAAGCAAAGACGTGGTTCACGTTTCAATGTTGGACGGCGTGGGGTCCACCTATTCCGATATGGAAGAAGCTCCACAACATGGGGATCGAGGTCCGTGCTTATTACGAAGACGAGGGCATGGACTTCAAAGGGGAGTTTATTGACGGAGTAGACAAGGCATGGAGACCGCACATCGATGAGGTCATAGAGGAGGATGAAGCATGCAGGTACAAGTAATAGTCAGTCAAACGTTGGAGGGTGAAGTGAACACCTACGTTTGCAAGAACAACCACGTTGCCAACCTTTGGTACATCGATCAGACGCTCGAGTCAGCGAGAGAATATCTCAATGGGTACGAGTACGATGAAGAGGATCCTGAGTTTGGTGCGTTGCAACAATTGATCGAGGACCTAGAGACTGGGTACTACGACGGTGTTGCGAGGATGGCTTGGGATGCTTGGATGGTTCTGTGTGATATTATCAAGGACGATCAGCCTGAAGGGTTGGAGATCGAGTGCTATCAGGCAACGGTTCTTGAGGATTGGCAGGTGTCAAAATGACGGATCGTGAAATGGAAGACATGTTGGATGAGATATTCCGCAAAGTATTTAAGGAGGATTGGTAATGGGAAGAGTAAAAGCTTGGATGATGGATCGGGAGGATCGAGCCTCAGACCGTGGGGCCGCAGACCGATACTATGGTAGACAGCCAGAGCCACATATCTGGTTGGATAACATCGGCAAGAACGTTGTGTCCGAGGTCGATATGACCGAAGGTGAAGTTAACGCATATTTTGAAGGATGGTGGAATGAAGAAGACAGAAAAGACTGGGGATGAAATGGTGGGCAATCACATGCCTGACACAATAAGTGAATTCGTGTGGGCAATATCGGGGTTAACTCGTGTTATAGGTGAAGAGTTCACCACCTCTACAGACGAGGGTCGCGTTGTTTCGTGGTCCGATGGTGAAAGTGGATACTTCCTGACGCTTGTGATGGATGACACCAGTGGTTGTCATGCGTTGATCGGCGATCATTTGAAGGATCCACAGAAGACCTACGCATCGATAGGGTATTGTTTCTACCACAACATAAGCATTGAGTTGGCGTGGAACGTGGATGAAGATGAAGTAAAGAAGGAGACAATGCAATGACGACATTCGCAAAGGAGCTACCGATCTTGGAGTTTGTGATCAATCAAGATTATCCTTTCGAACCAGTGTTGAGGTTCTCGGAAGAGTATCTCAACTCAAGGGATGTCGCACCAACCAACAAGCTGATGATGCTTGTGGGTTTGCGACAGCACCTCGAAGAGAAGATGTTAGACATGTACATCGAATGCAAAGATGACATGCCAAAGCATTTGTTCGAGGGCATGATGAGAGCAATGGATCCAAAGGCTTTGGGTTCATTACAAACAGCAGAAGCACTGCTTAACAAGATAGAGAAAAAGGAGAAATAATTTGTATCAAATATCTTGGTTTAAAACGGAGGACGGTAAGGTCTCCGAGAAGGATTGGATAACCTTCGAAACATGGGAGGAGATGGAGAAACATCTATCGATCCTGCCAAAAGAAAACGTGATGATGTCTATGGTGTGTCGAGAAGACTTTGACTTACCTGATGATCCGTTTGAGAAGGCCGCATGGTTCGATAACATGATGGGTTTATTTCCGAAGAACATGAGCGACTCGGAAATCATGGCTACGATCATGTCTATCGCCCAGAAGTATTGGACAAGTAATGACATGAAAACGGCGGCTGGGTTGATGCTTAAAGCATCAAAAGAAAATTGGATAGAAAAACTAGGAGGTCATTCAAAATGTCAGATACATTAACTAGCGGAGAGCGACTGCTCAATGAACTGGGGCGTGACATTGGAACCTCTAAACAGTTGGCGGATCGAACAGGGATCAAAGTATCCACGGTTCGATACTACATGTCGAAGTTTCACAAGGAGGGAAAGATCGAGGTCAGCCATACTTACGAGGTTGGTAACCCCTGCTATGTTTGGCGGTTAGTCGATGCCTAGGCTTATAAGCGTGGGTCCGCAAGGTCGGAGAAAGACATTGGATTTGTACTGTGAGGACTGCCAGTTCGAATGGGAGGCCGCACAGTTTCCGATAGATGTAGAAACCTTGGAGCAACTGACCAAGTCTCTATGTGTTATTTGTCATGGAGATAACATCAGTGTTTTCGAGACAAGTGTGGAGGATCCGAATGTCCGAGAATCCTGAATACCTAACCCCGTTTCAACGGGGTCAGGTTGATTTTTTAAAAAGAGAGGTGAACCGATGGATTGATGAATCATTGAAAAGAGACGCGGACGATGATGCCGCGCAGCGTTTGTTTCACGCGAGGCGTGAACTCAAACGATACGTTGAAGAACTTAGATCAATAGGGAAATTGATATGATGCACGGATTATTACAAAAAGTAAAAGCGGGAGTAGTGAACGTTATCTACTCTGAATTCATGGAGGGACCGGGCGCAGCGTTCGGTCTGCTCGAAGACGGAACCAAAGTTTTCATTAGCCCAAAAGTTTATGGGGGATATGTGCCCGAAGTGGGTGACACAGTGGAGTTAGTCATTGTGCCAAACCACCCGGATCATAGAGAAAAGACTGACCACAAAGCTGTGGCTTGCAAATTTGTATGTTCTCTTGAGGTTACATCGCCTGAAACTATTGTGCCTGTCAACAAAGAACCAACGCTCGAAGAAAAGATACTGGATGTTCTCGACGGATGGTGTGATGACAATGGAGACTGGATTCCAATGACAACACGTCAGATTTGTGACGAGTTGGGAAGTAGCTATGGTGTAGCCGCAGATATTCGAGATGAACTATCGAGGTTACATAAGTCTGGTAAAATCGTAAAAGCTGATATAAGGTCCACGGAAAAGCAGAAGCGTGTTTCTCTTACTCTGTGGGCGTACACGTTGCATGCGTTCACCTATGGTATGGAGGAGAATGAACTAGATGAGGCAGTGGAAGTACACAGTTAAAGATTATCAGAAGCTAGCCCTCGAGGGGTACACCCTTGCGGAGACAGCAAAAGAGTTAGGTGTTTCTTCGCAAGCGGTGTACGATACCGCCAAACGTCACCAATTAGTTTTCGCTAGAAAGGATAAACGTGGTGGATTCAGATTACGAACAGATCCTGAAACGTTTGATGGAACAATCAGCGGTGAAAGAAAACGCCGCAGCCCGGAAAAGATGGGGGATATCGGGTGGGCCGGATACAATCACGAAGTCTGCCCAACCTGTCATCAAAGAGTCAAAAAACGAGAAGAGAATTAAGGCTCTACAAAAGCAAGTTGATCGTTTGCTAAAAGAAATAGAGAGTCTTAAATAAAAAGGGGCCGCAGTCTTGCGGCCCTTTAGTTTACTGAGGTGCATTTATTTTAAATGCAAGCAGTGTAAGGCACCGCAAGAGTAACAGAAATTATTTTTCTGGCAAGAATTTTTTATTTACCCAGTCAGGTCCTTTTCGATACCCTCGAATATCGACAGCCGACATGCGTGACCATCCTCGAGAGAATGCCCGGGCAACATCGATGTCCAGCCCGGTTAACTTTGCAATCTCTTTTGCTGTTGTTTGTTCGGATGCATAACCAGTGCACCGTTCTTCGAGGAGCTTGGTTATTTTTTTGGGGTCATAGTCAGCCATTGACGTGCCTCTTCTCCTAATACTTTCGCACCGATGTCGATCTTAGCCCGGAGAGACTTGACGATTTTTTCATCGATGGACCCCTCGGTTATCAGATCAACATAGGTCACTGGGTTGTGTTGTCCAATCCTATGTGCCCGATCCTCAGATTGCATCCGAGTTTCGAGGTTGAAGTCATTAGCATAGTAGACCACGAGATTAGCTTCCGTCAATGTTAGCCCGTACCCGGCGGTTGCCGGGTTGCCAACAAAGAACCGAAGGTTCGAGGGCGACTGAAAGTCTTGCACGATCCTGACCCGTTCATCGTCCGGGGTGTCACCGTAGTAAGAAGCAGCCACGCCCGGGCCAAACTTCTTGTTGATCATTTCTACAATCTGTTGGATGTCGTATCTGAATCTCGACCAGATGATAGCCTTGCCGTCGTGTTCTTCGAGGATCTCTTCCAATGCGTCCATACGCTTCGATGGAAAGGTAACCATGTCACCCTCGTCTGTCTTCAGGTGCCCGGACAAAATTTGTTGGAGACGTAGTAGCTGTGTAATAACAGCCGGGGCAGATGTCATCTCGCCATCCTCGAACAGAACCATAGCGTGTCGTCTCAGACTTTCGTACATCTCGAGTTGTTCTTTGGTGGTCGATACATATCTGACCGTGTATGATTTTTCTGGTAGATCCAGACAATCTTTTTTCAGGACTCGATACGAAAACTCATCGATCATTCTTGTTAACTCTTCGAGGTTTCTGAATCCTATGATCTGATTGAAAGACTGAGCACCCATCTTTCTACGTTGCAACACAGCGTATCGAGCTTGGAATGCGTAGAAGGAATCGTATCTCAACAATCCCTTTTGTAAAAACTCTGCCTGTGAAAAAATATCCAAAGGACTTTTTGTAATCGGAGACCCAGTCAACAATCTTTTGTACTTGAACAACTGAGAAATATTTGTCAAAGCTTTGGTGCGTTTGGCTTTGTGGTTCTTGATGGTCGTTGATTCATCGATTGCAATCATACCTCTTTGTCCAAACGCACCACCCAACCACTCCCCGGCTTTCCTACCTTTGACAGATGAAAACGCTTCGACGTTCATGACAAATATTGTCAGTCCATCGAACTTGTCTTTGACCGAGCGCATCTCTTCCCGTTGCTTTTTGTTTGGCCCGGCTACCCACCGAATCACACGAACAGGAACATCGTCTGACATGTGCTCCGGGATTTCTTTCGATACCCAGTTGCGATACACACCTTTTGGTGCAATGATCAAAGCAAAGTCTAGCTCTCCTTGCATGTGCAGCATGCCGATGTTGTCGATCAGGACCTTTGATTTACCTGTCCCCATCTCCATAAAGTAACCAAAAAACTTGCGTTGTCCACCAAGATCCAAAGCAGTCTTTTGATGTTTATATGGTTTTGTTTTAAATTTGTACTTGTAATCCATCCAGTTCTTCCTATATAGTCCTATACATGGACCGTTTGGTTCGAAATTTCAACCCTGAAGAGGAAAAAACTTATCATGACTGATATATTTGAAGACTACTTCGATGAGAGCGAGGCACTTGCTCAAATCGATTCGGGAACAGGAAAGCAACTCAGTGATCTTGTTCGAACACTTCGCAACGTCGAGAAGCAAATCGAGGATGCGGAGCTTCACATGAAAGCATTGAAGGCTGAGAAGCACAAGCTTTCTGTGGAGAACATACCCTCACTTATGGACGAGATGGGCGTTGAGCGTCTTGATGTCGATGGTCTGACTGTCGAGAG